CGATCAGCTTGAGAATTCATAGCCGTTTGATGGACAACGAAACGTCTGTTTGGGGCGACATGATGGGAGTCCCCGATTATCGGAGACAACGATGAAGAATACGGATGCAGACGAACATATTGGCTATAAAAATAATGCTAATAACAGCGGATTGTTCGACCTCGCTTTAAGCGAATACGTCAAGGAGGAAGCGATTGCTAGGGTTGAGGCCCACAACCATGCCGAATGGAAAGAGGCCGCCCTGATCGCTATTTTGGAGGCAGCATCTATGTGGCCTACCTTCACCACTGACGAGGTTTGGCCCTTAATTGGACACGATCCAATGCTCCAGGAACCTCGTGCATTGGGAGCGGTAATGCGGAATGCGGAAAAGGCGGGTTACATCCAAGCCACCAAGGAGTTCATTCTGTCCAAAAGTGTTAGTCGACATCGTGCGCCGAAACGAGTTTGGCAATCGTTAATGTAGCGACGAACCTCATCACCCGTATGAAAGTCCAGCACCACCAAGGGTGGCAGTTTGATGGTTTATAAATTTGCTATTGAGCGGCTGCCATCCTATGAGCTTTCGCCGAATTGGCATGGTCACTGGCGGAAAAGGCATAAAGCCAAAGTGATGGACGAACAAGATACATCTGCCTATTTTCTCCATGCGTATTCAAAGCCAGCGGAACCGGTAAGGAAAGCGACCGCAACGGTAACGGTCACAAGAAGGGGCCACCAGAAATTAGACCCCGATAATTTTGCGGCAAGGATGAAGGGCTACTGGGACGGGTTGGTGAAATGTGGATTGCTGGCCGATGATTCGACCGACGTGCTAGAGGTTAAATATATATTTGAGGTCGACAAGGAAAAAGCCGGCCCATTCGGTTTAATCGAGTTCGAAATTACCGCTAGTTAATTTTCCACGAGTTTAAACGCATTTACGATAACACGCCTAAATAGCCGTTTATGTATTGACATACAATGTCACTTATGATAAGATTAATCTATGTTAAATACAGGAGGGGGAACCAAAATGACGAAGCCAATCATAGTCCACTGCCCACACTGCAACACACAAACTACGGCCCGCAACAAACGGTGGACACAAATCTTCTGCCAGTCATGCCATTGGGCTTTTGTGAACCCGACACTATAAAGGGAGGGGCTGCGGCCCTCCCTGGTCTGGGGTAACACCCCACTGATGAGCCAGTGCAAATCTGGCGAAACCAGACCCAACTAGGAGGAACCACGAGATAGCAGAGGCCTCTGTAAATGGTCTGGACGAAAACTAAGCCATATTGCCGTCCAAGAAAAAAAGGAACGAATAAAGGAGGAACCAGTGAATAAGATTCGGCACAAAGCGTCTAGTTGGCAGATAGGGGCGTTGCGGAGAGCTATCGCTCAATACGAACAGCGGTTGCGTATCGAACCGGAGAGGGTCACGCGCTTCACCCTACAGGGCCAGATGGAAACCGGATGGCTTGTATGGGGACGCGCTCACGGTGGCGATGAGTTGGGATGTTTATTTGCTACCCGCCAGGATGCTCAAGATGCGATCACGTTGGCGAAGAGGTAGCAAGGAATGACCGACTTGAAATGGGCTGGACGGAAACTAAGCCATATTACCGTCCAAGAAAAAAAAGAACGAAAAGAAGGGGGGGGGAATTAAGAAATGGGGCAAATAAGGAAGACGATAACATTGTCTCAAGGAATGCACGATTTTATTAGCACCGACCTGATCGCGCAAAAAACTGCAGAGCTATGGCCTGCATACATGGGGGCGAACTCCCTGGCCAAATACAAGCAGTGGTGGAATGTGAGCTACGGGCATATAACGGAGCAGATAGGCTATGCGGCACGTCTTTGCGCTCGCCCTAACTGCCGGAAGGCGTTTGCTTCATCCGTAGCCAGTCGCAAGTACTGTCGTCCTCGGTGCCGGTTTTCGGAGGAGCAGGCCCGTCAGCGGCGGAGACAAAAGGAGGCGTTGGAATTGGAAAGGAACAAATAAAGGGGGAATCATGATGGAATCTGAACCAACATTCACAATCCATTTAGAGCTTTTGAACCAACATTCAAACAAACGGCGTTACTTGATCGTTGGAATAGACGGCCCAAGAGCAACAATGTCCAATTTATTTCTTCAGGGGTTTATGCAGGTGGAGTACCCGCCGGAGGGATGTTTGAGAGTTGGCGATACGATCAACGAAAGGGCCGCTTGCTCATTTAATCGGCAGGTGACAGTCAGCACCAGGATGCGGACGTTGGTATAGTGCTGCAATTGCTATGCTTCGGCCTAGCTCAGACGCTGGTGGTAACACCAACGTCTCATGGTGGCCCGAAGCCACAAATAAAGTTAGGAGGGGCGTAATGGAACAAAAGATGAATGGGGCGCATGAAAAACTGATATGCGTTATTTGCGGCACGGACATAGAGATAGATGCGGGTGATTGGAAATACGGACATAACGCATTTCCGGTAAGAGGTGGCCGATGTTGTGAGTCGTGCAACATGACGGTTGTAATTCCCGCAAGACTGAGGATGAACCCACGGCTTGAAGAATTACCATTTTGAATATTAAGCGAAGGAGGAGCGAAATGCCCACACATGATGCGAGGACGCCAAGAATCACAACGGCGTATCTGGTAAAACAAGAAACAACAGATAGAATTACAGGGTACGGGATCGACGCATTGCACGAATTCCAGCAGAAATATGGGGTTCGACTGGACTGGCATGAACCCCACGAATGCGATGTCAGTGCGGAACTTATTGGGCAACACTTGGATAATCACATTGGGGATATACCAGGGTGGGAATCTCCAATGGAACAGATCGTAAGGGTTAAGCACAAGAGCTATGCAGCCGATAACTCGTCACGCATAGACCACGAAGTATTTATCAACCTTGCTAGCTTAATTGCCGCTGCTTTATGGCAGTATTAATAAAAAAACAGAGGTGATATTATGATGAAGAACACGGGATGTGCGTTGTATACTGAGGATCAAGGATGCCCGCTTCACGGAGAATATTGTGCGTCGGAGTCTTACCCTGATACCGTTGTGTGGCAAGGTAAAGCAAAAGACCTAAACGAGGATGCCGTGAAGACACACTTCGAGAAACACCGCTAGTAATCTTCCCCCTCCTTTGTTCCCTGACCCCTGGGTGTGGTTCCCCAGGGGTCTTTTCTTGTCGGGACGAATATCGCCGTGATACAGTACCTGTACGAAGAAGGACGAGATATGATTCGTGATCGAATAAAGGAATTGCGGAGAATTCCCGCATCGGAGCTCCAGGCGAACCCGAAAAACTGGCGGAGACACCCATTGTCGCAAGAAGCAGCCCTTCGGGGAGTGCTGGAAGAAATAGGGTTCGCCGATGCGTTGATTTGCAGGGAAACTTCCGATGGGCTTGAATTGATAGATGGGCATCTGAGGAAAGAGGTCATGGAAGATCAAACGGTTCCTGTTCTTGTTGTTGATGTAAATGAGGACGAGGCCCAGAAGATGATTATGACCCTTGATCCCTTGGGGGCGATGGCTGAAACGGACCAAGAATTATTTGGTGATTTACTGGAGCAGATAGAGTTTGCCGATGAAAGCGTCCAGCGGATGCTGGAGGGCCTCAACAACGGTTCCTATCATCCCCTCCTGGCCGCCCAGAAATCCGACGAGGAAGACGCTTCGGATACTGCCTCTGAGACAGAGAAGGCCGAAGCCGAAGGGTATGAACCATTCAGCAAGTTCGGGCAGGTCTGGAGCCTTGGGAGTCATCGATTGATGTGTGGGGACTGCACTGATAAGAAAAGCGTGGACATCCTTCTGGATGGAAACACTCCGAACCTGATGATAACTGACCCGCCCTACGGAGTGAATTATCGGCCCGAATGGAGAAACGAGGCTGCTGCCAAGGGGCAGCTGGCTTACGGAGGGAGGCGGATTGGTCTGGTAACGGAAGACAACCGTGCCGATTGGTCGGAAGCGTGGCAGATGTTCAAGGGGGATATTGTCTACTGTTGGAGCGCAGCGGGTGCGCTCCAAATTGCGTCGGGGCTGGCCCTTCAGTCGGTAGGATTTGAGATTCGGGCGTCCATCATGTGGCGTAAGCCCCATTTCCCAATTTCGCGAGGCCATTATACCTTTCAACATGAGCCTTGTTGGTATGCCGTCCGAAAAGGCCGTCAGGCTGCGTGGATTGGCCCAGCAAACGCCTCCACGGTCTGGGATATAACACTGGACAAGAACGTCTCCCCAGACGCCCCCGATGGTGGTCACAGCACCCAGAAGCCCTTGGAATGTATGAGAAGGCCGATGGAATATCATAAAGGCGACGTATATGACCCCTTCGTAGGAACTGGCACGACCGTGATAGCTTCGGAGTATGTTGGTCGCCGTTGCTATGCTATGGAGATTGAGCCACGATATGTCGACGTATCTATCCGCAGGTGGGAAATCTACACTGGGAAAAAGGCGGTCCTGCTATGACCTCCGCAATGTTATCGTTGGGAGCATGATTGATGGTTGAATCAAAGTATAGCCCCAGACGAATAACCGCTTTCGCAAAGCAAAGAAAAGCCCTTGAACTACGGATGGCGGGACGAACGTGGCAAGAGATTGCGGATAGCCTTGAATACAAGGGACATAGCGGGGCCATCGCTGCCGTTGATAAAGCGTTACAACGGACGTTACAGGAGCCAGCGGAGAGTTACAGGGCGTTGACATTAGAGCGATTGACAAAGGTCTTGCAGGTCTTCTGGCCCCAGATGCTTCGGGCCGATCCTGTTGCAGCACGAACAGTTTTGCAGACCTTGGGTGACATCAGAAAGCTCCTTGGGCTGGATGCACCCGCACAGATAGAGCATGGGGGGACAGGGGTTCCTATACGGCATGAGGTGGTGAACTTAGATCTTGGTGACATTACAGGCGCACTCCAAGTCTTGGAGCAAGCAGGGGCCATCAGGATGGATACCAATGGGCACGAACCTGATAGTGCCTTGGACGGATTACATCCCACACACCCCAACGCGTAAGCAATTGGGCTTCCTGTTACTGGATACGCCCGAAGCCTTGTATGGGGGCGCAGCGGGGGGTGGCAAGTCCGACGCCTTGTTGATGGCTGCTCTTCAATATGTCCACGTTCCGGGCTACTCAGCCCTTCTTCTCAGGAAAACGTATTCCGACTTGGCCTTACCGGGAGCCTTGATGTCGAGGGCGGTGGAGTGGCTGGCTCCGTCTGATGCGACATGGAGTGGAAATTCCAAGAGATGGATGTTCCCTTCGGGAGCAAGTCTGACGTTTGGGTATTTGGATCAGGCTGGGAGTGAATACCGTTATCAGTCATCCGAATTCCAGTTTATAGGATTCGATGAATTAACGCAGTTCAGGGAGAACCAGTATCGATACCTTTTCAGTCGGTTACGCCGTCTAGAGGGTCAGCCAGTGCCACTGAGGATGAGGGCAGCATCTAATCCCGGCGGGGTTGGACATGAATGGGTGCGTCAACGGTTTGTTGATAAAGATGTTCGCAATTATGATCGAATCTTTATCCCAGCAACATTGGCCGACAACCCCTACCTTGACCAGCAAGCCTACCTCATGAGTCTTGATCAATTAGACCCGATTACCAAGCGGCAGTTATTAAATGGTGACTGGACGGCAAGGCATGGCGGCGATAAGTTTCATCGAGAATGGTTTGATATAGTCGACGCTGTGCCAGCGGGATTGACTAAAATAAGATACTGGGACATGGCGGCGACTGAACCGAAAGGCAATAGAGACCCCGATTATACCGCTGGAGCCTTGCTTGGCCTCAGTTCTGAAGGAATCACATATATAATAGATGTCCGTCGCATGAGAGGTTCACCAGGAGCCGTCGAACGCCATGTGAGGATTACCGCTGAAACTGATTCCCCCGAAGTAACTATCACGATGGAACAGGAGCCAGGAGCTTCGGGCGTGGCGAATATCGATCACTTTCGTAGGAAGATATTGCAAGGATATACGTTTTATCCCGACCGTGTTTCCGGCAGCAAGGAAGTACGGGCCAGCCCTCTAAGCTCTCAAGCCGAAGCCGGCAATGTGAAGTTAGTGCGAGGGCCGTGGATACCCGACTTCCTGGATGAAGCCGAAACATTTCCGACGGGCGATCATGACGATATGGTAGACGCTGTTAGTGGAGCTTATAACCGATTGACGTTCAAAGGAAGGCCAGGTGTGCGGTGGTTGGTAGGATGAAAAATTGGGCAGGGTTATTGCAGATTGTAGGAGGGATTTCCATTGCGGCGGGAATATGGTTATTATCTCCAGCAGCGGCGTTAATTTTCGTGGGTCTGTTAACGGTAGCGAGTGGGTGGGCGATTTATACAAACAGTCCAAGTAGATAGAGGATGGGAGGATATGAACCCAATAGGAGAAATCACAACCGCCATTGGGAAAGCGTTACAGATTAATCGACCCAGTTACGGCGGAGGCGGATGGGGAACCATGTTGTCAGGGCTTACCGGTGGGCCTCCGGCTAACAGGGTGCAGATGATGCAGTCCTATAGCACCGTGGGCTGGTTGTTTCGTTCGATTTCTCTGATCAGCGAGGCCGTCGCTTCGGCTGACTGGTCGCTTTATAAGAAAGGAGCGAATGGCGACAGAGAAGAAATATTTGATCATCCCTTCCTCGACCTCTGGAATTCTCCTAACCCCTACATGACCCATGAAGTATTCATGGAGAGCCAGCAACAGCATATCGAGTTAACTGGTGAAGCGTATTGGTTGATCCTTCCTAACGCCGCCGGCTTCCCCGCTGAACTGTGGCCCTTGCGCCCTGATACCGTAGACCCTATTCGTGACACCAACGAATTCATATCTGGCTATTTATACCGGACAGGCAAGGAGCGGGTGAAACTTCCTCCTGAGTTAATCATTTGTGTGAAGCAGCCTTCACCCCTAGATGTGTATCGCGGAGTGGGGATTGTTCAGGCATTGTTTAGCGATCTAGATTCGGACCGGTTGGCTGCTTTATATAACCGGAATTTCTTCAATAATTCCGCTGAGCCTGGAGGTGTGATTCAGTTTGAACAGGAACTAAGCCCAGCGGAGTTCGACCGGATTCAACGGCACTGGGGTTCTCTTCATCGAGGCGTGAACAACGCGCATAGGGTGGCGGTGTTAGAACGGGGCGAATGGAAGGAACGCAAGAATACTCAAAGGGACATGCAGTTCGAGCAGGGAAGAAGATTGGCAAGAGATTTGATAGCAGGGGCTTTCGGAATACCCCTTACGATGCTTGGTGTATCAGAGAACGTGAACAGAGCTAATGCGGAGGCAGGAGAGGTAGTATTCAGCCGTTGGGTGGTAAAAACTAAGTTGCGCCGGATAAGGGGCGCAGCCAATATGCGCTTGTTGCCATGGTACGGCGATCCAAGTCTTGAATTAGATTATGCCGATCCGACACCAGAAGACAAAGAATTTAACTTGTCGGAAGCGGAGCGCGGTTATCGTGGTAGATTCCTCACTCGCAACGAAGCCCGAGCGCGCATAGGGGAAGGGGAAGTAGAAGGCGGCGACGAATTCGACGAAGCGGCAAGCCCTTTTACCCTGAGCTACGAGGGCGGAGTAGTAAAGGGTCAAAGTCCGGAATCGCCACGGATAAAGAAGCAGCTAACCCCAGCGGAGAAGCAACAACAGCAGATGCAGCGGAACTGGACTCGCCGGTTGAAGGCAGAAACCAAGTCAATTATTGAGCATTTGGGCCAGTTCCTGAAAACAGGAGCGGCTAGGGTTACTCAGAAGATTGAGATAGCAGATGTGGACACCTACGACTGGAACTGGTTCGATAAGTACGGGGCCGAGGTGGAAGCGGAGCTAGCAGAAGCATACGAGATCTCCCTGGTTGAAGGGTTGCCTGATATTCCAGACGATCATGTTAAAAGATTATCGGCTACATACGCGAAACACCGGACATCCCTTCTATTAACTGAAAGCGGGTCTCTCAACCTCACAACGTTTGCTAAAGCGCGAGTCCGGTTATTAGTAGCTGAAACGATTATGAATGGCGATAACTTGACCACGCTTGAGAAGAAATTGAAGAAGGATATCGGTTTGGACGAGGCCAAAGCGGAAATGGTAGCACGGACGGAGACGGCTACGGCGTTGGGGCAGGGTAGCAAACAGGCTGCCATCGAAGAAGAAATGGAAGAGAAACGATGGATAACTCAGGGCGATAACTTGGTATCCGAAAATATTTGCCGGCGCAATGCTAAGGCTGGATGGATACCAATCTCCGATAGGTTTCCGTGCGCCGACCAAGGGCAAGAACATGAAGGCCACGAGAACCATGATACTATTCCAGGCCACACGAATTGCCGGTGCAACGTTATTTACCGCACCGATTGGCAAAGGGAGCCGCCGGTTGATGAACGGGCGTTCATGCGTATAGAATGCTCCGTCTGCCATAAATTATTAGATAAGGTCGTTCCTCCGGCCCGTTTGGTAG